TCAATGGCATCAGTGTAGTTGAAAGGTTGGGCTCCTTGGGTAGCGTGAAGGGTGGTACCGGCAATTAAGGAATCACAGTAGTCAACGTTAGCATCAGGCTGGACGACCCAGATAAGCTCCTTACATGGGTGGTTGAAGTTGAGCTTGATCTTGTTGGATGAGGAACCGACGGACTCGTCACCAGTGAATTGGACTTGTTCGATAAGGTACTCGTGAGGGTTTTGTGCCATCTTTCTACGCTCATCGGTATCAAGGAAGATATAGTCAACGTAAAGGGAAGCAGCAACAAGGGATTGTTGGTAAGCCTGGGTGACGGATGCAGAAGCACCGGCAGTAGCAGCAGGGTCAATAGCATAAAGACATTCGCCAATAGGACGGAAGTCAATGTTGATCTTGACCTCGTGGTATTGAAGGGCAATTAAAGGAAGGGCAAGTCCAGGGTTGCGGCAAAACCAGAATTGAAGAGGAACATAAAGAGTGGTCTCAGGAAGTGCGTTACGGGGAGCACACACTTGGTTAGGGGCACCAGCAGCGGCACATGGACCAGCAATGGCAGAACGACCAGCAGCGGTCATGTAAGTAAGCTGGGTGGTGTGACCGATCATCTTGTGGTAACCAGACTCTTGCTCCTTGGAAAGGGTAAGTTGGTTCCAGATGTGCATCCAGTCACCGTATTGACGGTCAATACGTTGTCCACCAACCTCAACCTCAACCTGGGCGATGAGTTGTTCACCGACGTAATCTAACCAACGGGCAGAAACGGTACCAGTTGCGTTCTTCATGTTTTGGTTGATCTCAGGGAGAGTGACTTGAAGATAGGTACGGTAAGCAAGATCACCGTTACGGCTGATGGTACAGGTGACACGGCGTCCGAAATCGGCTTGACCGGAGAAGGTCTGCTCGATGGACTCCATGGCAAAGTTGGTGTGGCGTCTGTATGACACCTTCCAGAAAGTGATTTCAGGGGTTCCGGTAAGGAAAACGTCTTGTGCGCCGTAGGCGACTAATTGCATTAAACCTCCAGCCATTGTATGGAATTTATATATTCTACAAAGAAAAAAATCTGGGAAAAAATCGCATTAATTCAATTAAAAAAAATATTATTGCTAAAAATACAAGAATAATGATAAATAAATGCTCTAATTATTAGCAATAATCACAAAAACATAAGTTTATAGTCAATTCGTTAAATTACAATTGTAATTTTTTAACTACAGTTGTAAATGTCCTAAATATATTTGTATCACTTGATAAATCTTCACAATATGGCGGTATAATATACACTACTCCGGATTTCGAGATTTGCCGCTTATTCCCAGCGCACATGAACTATTCGTCAATAAAAACTTCTCTAAATAGTCTTCTTGGAATATTTCGCGTTTATTTTCATGTTTTTTCGTGAAAATATAAGAATCATTTGATTTACGGATACTCCATCCTTCTTCTAAAGCATTTGTTAGAAACATCATTTTTTGAAAAACCGGTTTTTCTATTTTTATATTTCGAGGTAAATCTAATAAAGTGGTTTCAATGTTCTTAGTATCCATATTCATATCTATATCTATATCCATATACACATTAGAAATACCATTTTCTCCTATTATTTACGAATTTATCGTGTGTAAGTGTATACCAAGTATGACGGAACAATATATGATTCCAACAAAACACGCATTTACATGTGAGGAGCATAAAATCCACGAAAACGAAGTTCCGCTATCTCCAGCGAGATACACTTGTAAAAAATGTAAAAAAAAGAAAGTTCCTGGATATAGTAATCCAGACCACGTATGTAATCCTTTCGGCTATTTGTATTTAGCACCCCGAATATGTCTAGAGTGTGCTACAAAAACGAAAAAATGTATGTGGTGCTAAAAATTGATTGATGTACGTTAGGTAATTATATACTATATCCAATTCGCCACTATGATTTATTATATTATTGCTGCATACACATTAGCTACATTATGGTTTTCTACACATTGTAGAGATTGTTATTTTTCAAAAACACGTTATATTGTCATAGAAGAACACAATCATAGTTTACCTATTATCAAGCCAATACCTACACATATTACGAGCACTATTCAATATTATGACACATGTCCCATTGTGTTGTAATATATGCGATTCATTCATTTTTCATATCTGTATTCTCGTGTGTTACTACTTCTTAGTTGCACGGCGTGTATTTTTTTTTGCTCCCCCCTTTGTTCTCTTGGTCTTTCTACGTTTTTTTGATTTCTTGCCGCCTCCAAATAAAGTAGGTGAGTATATTGCGGTCGTTGCTGAAGGACCAAAATAACCAGCTATAGTATTAGGTCTAACTGAATCAGGTTTTAAAAACTTCATATCCAACATTGCCCTAAATCCGGAAGGTCTATCTCCCATTGCACCTATACGAATATTAGTAGGGTTATAATTAGTTTTAGTTCTATATCCTGCATCTATAAATACACTATTTTCTTCTTGTGCTCTATCACCTTTGCCTTTTCGTGATGCTATTGATATTAATTGATTGAAATTTTCTTTAAATAAATCTTGAAAAACACCATCAATCGGTTGTGATTTATCTTGATTATATCGCGTATTCCATAACTTCATAATTTTGGTCGATAAAGCATTCATTGTATTTGATGCTGACAATAGTTCTTTACCATCTTTAAGATAAAATTTTTCATGATATGGTTCTGCTTTAATACGATCTACCAAGTAATCAAATTCTAAACTTACCCGATTTTTATCGTGTTTGATAAATGTTCTATAATAATTAGGTGTATTCGTTTGAATAGTAATATCAACTGTGCTTGGAAATTCGTTATTCGTGGTGATTATTTGTTTCATAGTACAACTACCAAGACCACCCATTGCATCTATATACTGAGGAGTAGAACATACAGCATTTTGTAAAAAATTAGAATCTGAATATCGGGATTTTTTAATTGCGTTATTAATAATACTAATGTCAGAATTGTTAAATTGTGAAATAAAGTCTGTAGGAGACAATTGTTTATAATTAGTTGTCTCATTCTCATTTTTCCATAAACCCGAAATATTAATTATGGTGTCAAATAACTTAGTATCTATACCAGATACATTATCACCATTTGAAATACCATTTATTATGTATGTTTGCTGATTAAAAATCGTATTGTTACCTTCTATATCGAGCCCATCGGGATAAATTACCTTACTATCCTTATCTGAAAGCCCCATATAGAACAAACCATTAAACGCTACTTCGCTACATAATAAGTTAATCACAGATTTCATTTGAGGAGATATTTTTTTGTTTTTTTTACCGGACTCTTCTGACTCACTTTGTTTTGAGAACTGCCTGTTTACATCTTGGTTAAAATTAAAAATATGAGCGTCAATTTGTTCTTGTATACCTTGATTGGTTTTTATTACGGTATCATATCGTCGAGTGCCGGGAGCTGGTTCTTGTTTTATAGTACTATTTAATTTTGTTAAACGTTTTATTAGTTGGTTTCTCTTTACTGTCATTGTTTTTAAATTTGGGTCAATTTGTAATAGGTTGGTTTCATTAAAAGCTCCACCTAACATTCTTTTTTTTATTTTTTTTCTAAAATCAGTTTGTTTGTTGGGTAATGGACACATTTCATTTAACATAGTATTAACATTTTTAACAAATGTGTCAGATAATTTTACTATAAAGTCATATTTATTCATGTTTGGATTAATTTGCGGACAATGAAGCACAATCAACAAATACTTCATCAGTATTTGTTTTAAATAATGGCTATTTAAAATAGCATACTCGTTTGTATATTCACGTTGTAAAAAGAAGGTATAAGTACCTTTTATTATTTGATGAACGGTTTTATTTACAAATTTTAAATATTCTACGTTTAGTTCATTGTTTTCATCACCGACCATATTTAATGCTTCGTATATTTCTGTGGATTTTATACCACGTAGGTTATCATTTTCTACCTCATCATTTATAATCGCATCTAATACGTTTTGTATATTGTCATTTTGAACTATAACAGGACGAACAACCTGTTTGTTAGGTGCTTCAAATACGGTTTGAATTTGAGGTTCGTATGGCTCATATGATAAATTTGGACCGGTTAATGGACCGGCTACTAATGTAGCACCATCACCAACGCCACCAGTATGTGTTTTACCTTTACCTGTTTGTTGTAGTTGTAGTATACGCCTTTTTTTAATATCAGCTATAGTGGTTGATTGCATACCCATTACACGAAAAGTTGTTTGTTCTATATATTGATATATAGGTTGAATTAACCCTATCATATGTATATTATCATACGAATAGACAATCAGTATTGACTGTAATAGCGCATTTATCCCTGCATTCGTTGTTAATGTCGCATTTATTGTTTTTTCATCTTGCAACATGGTACGTATATCACTTAGATTTTGGGCGGTTACTGAACGCGTAATTGGTTGTCTTACATCAACTGAAAATGTATCTGCGTTAAAATCTTTTACATTTTCGGACAGAAAACTTATAATTTCTGGTGAATATTCATATTCAGATATATCCATGAACTTACTGTCAGGTGCATTAAAAAATGTCTTTTTTTCATTTATTTCTGCTTGTATATCATCTTCGTCTACTCCCAAACTACGAAGGTCTGTCTCCAATCGTTTAATCTCTACCTCCAAATCACGGTTGCGTTTGGTCTGTTCGGCTTTCGCTTTCTGTTTTTCTTCTGGAGTTTTTCGAATAACTCCAGTTTTGGCCGAACCCGATGGTATTTTCCTACCATTACCAACGCTTGTCGTTTTTCCTTGAAAAATATCTTGACTAATTTCTTCTAAAGATTTGATTCGATTTAATGAACTAATCGCACCGTAATCATGAATAAAATCGTGTATTAGTAATGACAACATCATCAATCTGAAATATTTATCATCTTGATATTCAATGGTAGGCATAATATTATATATATATTCCTACTATAAAAACTAACATAAAAACACCCATATAAAGTATTATATCTGGTTTAATGAGAGGCGAGTCTAAAAAACGGCAACTCAAACAATTGAAAACTATACATACAATTGACGAAAAGCACTCGGAACTAACAGAATATTATGATAAGATAGAGAATGATACTATTCCCCAGTTACAACGAGAAAAGGAGGAATTGAGAAAAATAATGCCTACTTTACGTTCAGAACAAGTCGATGAGTATATGAATATAAAAGACAAAATTAAGGACATACATGAGCGAATAAAAAAACTTAAACAAGAGAAGAAGAAGTATTTACTGGATAATTCAAAATTCATTTTTGACTACTTCGAACAAAAACAGCAAATTTCTTCAAGTACAGACGAATATGGAAGCACCGACGCATTAAACAATTTTTTCAAAATTAAACCAGATGCGACTACTACCAACGACGGCTCTATTAATCGATATACCCAATCCAAAATCAATACACAACAGTATTGGCGGAATGTAACAAATGAGTTTACAAATTCTCAAGATTATTACATTTCATCGGATAGATGCGAATCATGTAATATTGGAGAAATGATACCTCAAGATGAGGAAGGAATACTTATATGTAACAATACGAAATGTGGCAAATTCGTAACCTACATCATAGATAGCTCTAAACCGAACAATAAAGACCCTCCAAATGAAGTTTCCTACACCGCCTATATTCGTCTTAATCATTTTAAAGAAATCCTATCTCAGTTCCAAGCTAAGGAAACCACATTAATACCAGATGAAGTGATAGACTCCATTAAAGCACGTATTAAAAAGGAACGCATTACCGATTTATCTGAACTAAATTATGATAAGATGCGCGAATTATTACGTAAGCTTGGATTAAACAAATATTTCGAACATATTCAATACATTAATTCGTTATTTGGGATTAAGCCACCTGTGATGAACGAGGAACTTCATGAAACGTTATGTGTTCTCTTTATTGAGATACAGAAACCGTGGGCGGTCCATTGTCCGGCGAATCGCACTAATTTTTTTAACTATACATACACGCTCCATCAACTATGTGTGTTGTTAGACCAAACCCAATATTTACCCTATATACCTATGATGAAAGACCGAGAGAAACAACTCGAACAAGATATGATATGGAAAAAGGTATGTGAAGATTTAGATTGGGAATTTTTCCCGTCCGTATAATGTTTCTTACAAAACGACATAAACATTATATTGTTATATTTAGTAATGAAGATGCCGTATTCTTATCCCGTAGATTTAACAATTGAATATACAAACAATACCGAATATCGCGAATGTTTACGCAACCTATTTAAGATGAATTCCGAAAACTATCCCGAAACAGAAAATATGGATTTGGATGAGGAAACGATGGATGAAATGAATTATGATTATCAATCTGCTACGGTTACGATGGACTTTATTTTTGGAACTACCAAATCAATCCCTGAAATTATGGAATTATATGAAAAAACCGCATCTTTTATGTTTTCCACTGACCCTAACATAGGACTTACTATTATGTTAGGTTACGATTATTTAGACTTGTTCCATAAATTGTTACAAAAAATTGTATCTGGAACTCCTACAAAAGAGTTAGTACAAACAGACATTTATAATCAGTTACATACAAAAATATATAAATAGTTTTTTGGTGTATATAAAATATACATTATTATATACACCCATAATGGCTTCTACTCGTAGTAAAAATAATGAGGGAGATTACCGATTAGAACAAACCGCTAACTCTGGATTATGTAACTATCTAACCTGTCAAAAAAGTAATTTTGGAAACCCCACTACTACGCACTTTGCAGGAAACGGATTATTACAAGGACGAATCGCGCCCTCTAATTTATCAAATAATCCATATGACATTGAATCGCAATTGTTCGGTATTGGAACAAGTAATATGGTTAAACCCAAACCGTCAGTAAAACCTGTAATTCACGACCTAAATTCACTTAATGTTAGTGACCGTCTCCCTACCATGATTCCCGAACCATTGATTGTTGAGAAGGGACAACGCCCTAATATTATGAATTAGAATAATTTTTCTGTGTTCGTCTATGTGATAAAACATTGTTTCGAAACGTGATATTACGAGCGTGTTTCCTTTGCTTCTTTTTAACGATTTCTTCTTTGGATATAGTATTTTGTACTATATCTGGTTCCACTGTTTCCACGGGTTTATTCGACGAAACAATCTTCATTATTTGTTCCATGAAATCCATTTGTACGGCATTTTGACCGGCTTTTTCGGGCAATTCTTTACATTCTGATATGTTTATTTTTATATATTCAGGTAAAGGTTCGGTCATATTGTTCTGTATTTTGATAGGTATTTCTATATTCGCAATCACATATTGAATTGACATTTGACGATTACATGTAATATCAATTTATATTTAACTTTTTTGTTAGCTATATATTATTTCATTGATTTACAATTTCTGGGCGTTCATCTATATAAAAGTCTTTCTTTTCTGGATTATAGTTTATATACTTTACTTGTTTTGATGGGACATTTTCATTCTCATCTTTCATATACATTTTACCTATGTAAATGTATCCTTCATTTGCCTTCTTAGTGTCTATCTCATAGGGGTCATTGTCTTCGGCTGGTTTAAAACTAAACATGTTGCTTAATGATGAAATTAGCAAACCAAATGATTGTTTTAACCAATCAAATTTTCCACTCAAGTCTACTGAATATGACCCTTTGTTCGCTACGTCTATAGGGACTGCTTCTACAGAGGGAACGGTATTGGATACGTCTGTTGTGGATGATTCTATAGATGGGACTATAGTCGATACGTCTGTAGTGACTGCTTCTACAGGGGGAACGGTATTTGATACGTCTGTAGGGACTGCTTCTTGAGATGGGACTATATTCGATACGTCTGTAGGGACTGCTTTTGATTGTATTCGTGGTTCACGGTCATATTCAATATTCGTTTTTAATGACTCAGTTAATATGTGTAACAATGGACTAATGTCAAAACCGACATTACTGGTAGCGTCTTGTTCTATTATTGGTAAGATTTTATTATCATCCATATTTTTGATGTCTAATGTTTGTTTTAACGTTGGAATGAATGTGTTTACATCAAACTCGGTACCGTCTGGTTGTGTTGGAGTAACTTCAGCTACATCTACTACTTCTTGATAATTTTGGGTTGGTTCGGGTTGCGATTCAGGTTGTGATTCCGGTTGTGATTCCGGTTGTGATTCCGGTTGTGATTCCGGTTGTGACTCAGGTTGTGATTCCGGTTGTGACTCAGGTTGTGATTCCGGTTGTGACTCAGGTTGTGATTCCGGTTGTGACAATTGGTATTTTTCACATGTATTCGTTAATTCCTTAAATTTTTCATTAGCAATATCTTCACAATCCTTATTTTTATCTGGATGAAATCGTAACCACGCTTTTGGTTTAGGTTTATGCGTAACTGGATTACAGTCCTGGCTTGGGACTATACCACGTTCATTGGCTTTACAGGTTTCTATTGTGGGTGGTATGGGAGGTAAATCCGTAGGTGTTGTGGATGGTAAATCCGAGGATGTTGTGGATGGTAAATCCGAGGATGTTGTGGGTGTTGTGGGTGTTGTGGGTGGCGTGGGTGGTAAATTCGCCGATTCTTGTGAAATATAATCTGTACTTTGGTTATATTCATTTAAAGGACTTTTATGAATTGATATATCATTTGATGTTACTGGTTCCTGTTTTATACTATTAGACGATTCAACCAATTCACTAGAATCGATTTGGGGGGTAGAAATAGTATTTGTTTCTTCTGATAGTTTGTCTTGTATTACCTTATGTTTTAAGTTTACTTTATCTAATGCCTGTTTTCTATTTTCTTTCTGTAGTACTAGTTCATTTTCTTCTATTTTTTCTGTATTTTTAGTTTGAATAGGAACAATTACTTGGTTAAATAGTTCTTTTGCTAAATTGGATTCCAATTCCATTATGTATTATATTTACTTATAAATTATGCAAATACAATACTTTGTAAAAATTTACTGTATTATGATGGATTATTTTTTAGACCGTTTGGTTCTGCGTTTAATTATTCTTCGTCGTTTGAGTTTGCTTCGTTTTGTTTTCTTACCACTTCCAGTTTGAGATTTCATACCAGAAACAGCAGATTTGGTAGCATCATTCATAAACCCTAAAATACTATCTGTTGCTGAGGAAGCAGCATCTGTAACCGCATCTTTAGCAGCGAGTTTAGCTTCATTCGCCGCCTCTGTAATCGCATCTTTAGCCTCATTCGCCGCATTCTCCGCAACAATAATCGCACCTGAAGCAGCAACGGGTTCAATTGCTGTCTCCATAACAGGTTGAATTGCTGTCTCCATAACAGGTTCAATCGCGGTCTCCATAGCAGGTTCAATCGCGGTCTCCATAACGGGTTCCATTGTTGACTCGATAACGGGTTCCATTGTTGACTCGATAACCGGAACAATTGATGACTCGACCACAGGTTCAATCGCGGTCTCAGTAACGGTTTCCATTGCTGTCCCAGTAACAGGTTCCATTGCTGTCTCAGTAACGGGTTCCATTGCTGACTCGATAACCGGAACAATTGATGACTCGACCACAGGTTCAATCGCGGTCTCAGTAACGGTTTCCATTGCTGTCCCAGTAACAGGTTCCATTGCTGTCTCAGTAACGGGTTCCATTGCTGTCTTCACAACGGGTTGTTCTACGTTATCTATCGCTTGTTTGAATTTATTTGTATTTTCAGTTAACTCATCAGTTAATGCAATGTCAATAACATCCATACCATCAATTGTTTTACCAATATTAACTATGGTTGGAGGATTTTTTGTTATACCAATATAAAAATCAGGTATTAACACGCTCATTATAATATATAATTTATACAGATTAAATTATGTATCAACTACCTAAATGATTACACACCTGAATTTTTCTAGACATCTATTTATGTGTATTTACCTTTTTTTTTGTTCTGCGATTTACATGCTTATTATTAGACTTTCGAGTTGCCCGCTTCGTTGATTTATTCTTTCTAGTGTTTCTTCCACCGTATATTTTGTTTATATGTGATTTCACACGGGACATATATCGTCCAATTTGTTCCGGTGTAGAATCGCGTCGTTGTAAATAATTTGAAAGATGAAATTGTATATCACGAAGTTCCTTTCTGTCTTTGATATCAGGATTTTGTAATAATTTATGTATATCATTTCCTACTTTTTGAATGAATATGTCTTTTCCCTTTCCTTGAAACTGTTCTGATTGGGTAATATTCCAATTGATATCCCTTGCAATATCTTTGTATTGTTTCGCATTGTATGTGGATTTTGTTTGAATTGGAATATTCGGCACTGAACTACTCCTTACGAATTTATTATTATTTGTATTATTTGTACTATCTCTGTTTATAACGCTATCATCCTTAGCTAATACAGTTTCTGCTCGTTTATTAGCTTTTTCTACTGATTTAATTAATTCATTGTCAGTATTTGTAGGTTTAGTTTGACAATACTCGGTTTCTCCATATTCAAATGTTGAATATACTTTCTCTACCAGATTCTTTTTTAAAGTTGCTAGTTCGTTAATAAAAGATTGCTTATGTTCATCGAAATTATCACTAAATAGAGCGGTTTTATATGTAATGTAGGTATTATATGCGTTATTTACCTTTGTATAATCATCATATAGATGGTCGTTATAAATGTCTTCACCACTGTTATTTCTAATATAATTTAAAGCTGTTTTACATCTACTTTTTCCTAATAGTTCGGTCATATTGGAGTCTTTCGGTGTCAATAAATCAGATATTTGATATAATTCGTCTACCAGAACTTTTAACATTTCCATGTTTTGTGTGATTTCAGATTTATCATCTTTGTAAGTGTTCTGGTTGACTTGTTCGCTAATTTCATCTATCATATTTAAAAGTCCTTGACTTGGTGATGTAGTATTCCATGTTTCATCAACTGAATCCGAATCCGACTCCGTTTCAGGTTCAGGCTCAGGCTCCGATTCAGGTACAGACACAGGCTCAGGTTCAGGCTCCGGTTCAGGCTCCGGCTCAGGCTCCGGTTCAGGTTCAGGTTCAGGCTCTGGTTCAGGCTCCGGCTCAGGTTCAGGTTCAGGTTCCGGCTCCGGTTCAGGCTCCGGCTCAGGCTCCGGTTCAGGTTCAGGTTCAGGCTCCGGCTCAGGTTCAGGTTCAGGTTCCGGCTCAGGTTCCGGCTCAGGCTCCGGCTCAGGTTCCGGCTCCGGCTCAGGTTCAGGCTCGGGCTCAGGTTCAGGCTCAGGTTCAGGCTCCGGCTCCGGCTCGG